ATTGAGGATGACCAGGAATATGCGATGGCTCGCCTTCCTGTGCCCCAATCTGCACCCTTGTACCCCCGGGATGAAGATGAACCTAATACTTATCATGATCCCGTGCACAATTTGTTACTTCTTCCTACAATGACAGATCCCTTTGGCGAAGAATGGCCTGAGTGGCCTGAGCCAATCGTGAGCCAACCAGAACCTATGATGTTAGATGATTATGGCACTGTCGATGGTGTTGTTCTTGAAACAGTTGCAGGAGTGCATTATTTCGAGAGCATCACCATTGATGATCCTGTTTTTGAAGCTGGCGTCTTGGACCTTACATCATCTGAGCACGATGGGTATTACATGTCAGATTATGGATTAGTTCATGGGGACTCTACTAGAAATGTTCTGGTGACTATCGAATCTCGCGCCCGATGGAGACGTCGCATGATTCCTATCCCCATTGAGGTTTCAGGCAATTATGATGTACTTGAACATCCAGTTTATGGATATCCAATGTTGCCCTTCACAGTTTGGCTAAATACTGTAATAGAGTCTGCTACAAACAGATTGGAGATACAGTATCGCAAGAAGGATGTGAATGACCAACTCAAGTGCATTATTCGCGCAGTGGTGGAAAACAAACCTCTAATTCATGCTTGCATGGATCTGAGAAGTGATTTACCTGTCCCCGGTGATCTAGTTGAGAATCGTATGGTTTGGGTTTTCAACTTTTATCGTAGAGCCCGGGATAGATTGGGCATCGAAGGTTTAAACCTACCTGACGAAATCAAGGAGTTGATTCTATCTTGGTCTGGTTCTACCTTTAACACAGTTATTTTTCGAAATAGTGATCTCGATTGCTTAGCCCTAGCACAAAATTTCGGGATCACACCTTGGGTTGAGCCTAGTTAGCTCCCCCATTGTATAGCCTACTAACAAAAACATAGATAGGTGGCAAGCTCCGCCCACGCAGTCAATTGCGGAGTCTTGTGGTTTAACCATTTCCCTTAAATGGCAAGGACAGGAGTGTCCGAAATATTACCCACAGAGTGGGATATTCTCTGCTTACAGTGGTCCTAAGACGTCCTCTGAAAGCACAACAACATTTCACGATGGAAACCCATCTTACGTTACTGACATTTCATCTTCAATGGATCCTTCACGGGGTGCTACTGATGATCAGGAAGTTAGTTACGAAGAATTCTTCCATCGTCCAGTACAAATTGGGAGTTATTCGTGGAATGTTGGAGCTAGTTTAGACATTAACATAAAACCTTGGACTCTATGGATGGACAATCCGAGAGTTTCAAATCGTCTGAACAATTTCCAAAATTTTCGTGGAAGACTCCATTTAAAAGTTGTGATCAATGGTAATCAGTTTTATTGGGGTAAGGCTATGGCAACATATCTTCCTTATACTGCCTCTTCTTTTTACAAGACTGAATCTACCTTCGCTTCACAGATTCCAGCTTCACAGCGGCCTCATTTCTATATAGACCCTACTAGCTCGCAAGGCGGTGAGATGGTCCTACCTTTCTTCTATCCTAATGATTGTTTCAATTTGGTTAGTGATAGTCCAAATGTTTTAGGTGAGTTTTGGATCACTAGTCTAGTTGGCCTACAACATGCTAATGGGTCCAGTCAACCCATAGATATAACGATATTCGCTTGGGCATCTGACGTAGTGTTGTCAGCACCCACCAATGTTAATCGCACATCCCTAACGCCTCAATCAGGGAAGGACGAGACAGAAGAATCAGGACCGGTTTCTAAAACTGCCTCGATAGTTGCCAATGTTGCTGGTTCGTTATCTAAGGCACCAGTGATAGGCCAATATGCACTTGCAACGCAGATGGCAGCAGGAGGTTTAGCCACGGCCGCGAGGGCATTTGGTTTTTCCAGACCTAAGATGATAGATCCACCTGAAACAAGGCGAATTTGGCAAACGGGAGATTTGGCCACAACAGACCAGAAGGATACTTGTATGCCACTATCCTTGACGGCAAAACAAGAGGTGACCGTTGACCCTCGTACAGTAGGATTAAATTCTGAGGATGAGTTGGATTTCAAACATCTCTGTAAAACACAGTCTTATCTAACAAAATTTAACTGGAGTTTAACAGCATCCAATAGAGATCCTCTTTTCTCCGTACGAGTGAATCCTATGATGTATAATATATCGTCTCATGTGTTTCCCGCTTCATCTCCTAGTTACAATTTAACTCCAACTGCGTTTTGTGCTCAACCCTTTAGCTATTGGCGTGGTTCAATGACATATCGATTCCAAATTGCGGCAAGTGCTTTCCACAAGGGGAGACTGCTTGTTGTTTGGGATCCTATGAATTCGACAACGAATCCGGAGATGAATACAGTCTATAATAAGATCCTGGATATTTCAGAAGATCGGGATTTCACTATTACTGTAGGTTGGGGATCCAATTTGGCAGGCTTGTTGGTGGAAAAATCTATTATTGAGGGAGCGGATGTCCCTTTCAAGATATCATCAACGGAGACCAAAAGAACTAGCTATGATAATGGTATCCTAACTGTCTACGTGCTTAATAATCTTGTCACGTCCGGCACCTCAACTGATCCTGTTCAAGTCATCGTTTCCACATGTTCTGATGATATGGAGTTCTGGGGTCCAAATGCTGATGTGGTTCCCCGTACTACGTACACACCACAGAGTGGTGAGCTTGAAGAAAGTCCTGATGATGCACCAGATGATTCCCCTACTAATGAAGATGTGGGTGGGGATCACGAAGATTCAATTTTCCGAGTTCTCGCAGGTGATAGAATCTCATCTTTTAGACCACTACTCAAGAGGTATCAATTACTTAGGGTGATTTCTGGCTATGAGAATGGTGGGGTGTCTGGCGATTTCTACCGTGTCTATTGGAATACTAAGTTGGATGGTCGAATTCAGATCACTGCTGGTGATGTTCGACCTACCCCACTATTGGATTACTGTAGATATGCGTTTTCCGGACAACGTGGAAGTTACCGATACAAGTTTCTACCATATTATTTTTCAAGAGATGCAGGTGTGATTGGAACTAGATCAGAATATGCAACTAGCGATATCACTAAACAAATAGCCCCTTCTGGGAATGATGCTCTCATTACACAAAAGATGTGGCAATTTAGTTTAGCGGGTGAGGTCGTTTCAAATTCTGCTGCAGGAAAGATTGTAGAAATGGAAATGCCTTATTATAGTTGGTGGCGGTTTGATCCAGTTGTAAATAATAATGATCGCAACCTAGAATATGCCGCTACGGCCACCATGGAAGTTTTAACTGATGCCCGGCCCAACGATCCTTTCTCATTTGCAGCTGGTGAATACATTTCAGTAGGTGAAGATTATAATGTATTCTACTTCCTGGGCGTCCCTCCAATGTGGAGAATACTTCTCCCATGATGGTGGCTGCTTTACATTTTGCGCTTGGTGTTTAGACAGCCTGTAAAGCGCTACAAACCCCAAAGTGGTGTAGATCTTGGGTGCATGGGCGGGAAATATGAGGATCTAACTCACATTGTTGGTGGTGAGAGAGTTCGCAGTTTCCGTTCATGTTTGAAGCGTTATCAACTTGATAGATCTGATGCTTACTATATCACCGTGAACCCCCAAGATTGGAAAGTGTACACAATACGATGTAGTACGAACCCAACAAAATTATACTTTGGTTCTGGACTATATTCTTCCGGAATGACTATGCTAGCATATGTATCGTCAGCATTTTCTGGGTATCGCGGTTCACGAAGGTTCAAATTCATACGATATAATTCAACAAGCATTGTTGGTGATACAGGTAATTATGCTATTCAAACAGAACCTATACTCAAAGGCGGTTGGTCGTTGGCCGCTGATGGGGATGCTATACAAACTTATTCAACATACCAACATTGGGTAGAAGCTAACAAAACAACCTGGCGTGGTTGTGTGATAGCGGTGGAATCTGCGTCTAAGGTGTTAGACTTTGAGGTTCCTTTCTACACTAATCAACGATTTCTATCCACATTTCAGACTTCATCTGAACCAAAACAACAAGCTGATTTTCATGTTACATATAGTAATATTGTGGGGATAACACATTCTTTCAGTTTATTAGATAATTTTACGTTCGATATATATTCAGCTATTGGTG